TAAAGAAACCATTTACGAAGCATCTCAAAAATTTGCAAAAGAAAACAGAAACCTAAACGTAAAGGCTACGCACGAAACAGAAAGCAATGTTGAGGATGTGTTTATTTTCGAATCATTCATTACGGACGAAAATAGAGTTCAATCTGTTAAGGGCTTTGAAGATTTGCCTTTTGGCACTTGGTTTATGACTATGAAAATAAACAACGATGATGTTTGGGAAAAAGTTAAACAAGGTGAATTTAATGGGTTTAGTTTAGAAGCCTTATTCAAGTTGAAACCCGTAGAGCCTTTAAATGACGCTGAAATAAAAGCATTGATGAACTTATTAGATTAAAAAGTTATCACTCAAATAAAAATAAATACTTAATAAAAAAAACAAGATGAATTTAAACGAAACAATAAATAACATTTTGCCTTCAGATTTGAAAGCAAAGTTAAAAAGTGCTTTTATGCAATTTGGTGCAGAGCCTGAAGTTGCTAAAGCTGAAGAGCCAATTAAAATGGCTGAAATTAAATTGGTAGACGGTAACGTTGTATCTGTAGAAGGCGAATTTGTTGTAGGTGCTAAAATCTATTTAGTGACGCCTGAAGGTTTAGTTCCTGCTCCAAACGGAGAACATGTTGCTGAAGATGGAACGATTATTACTGTAATGGATGGTGTTATAGCTGAGGTTGCATCTAAAGAAGAAGAAGCTCCCGAAGTTGAGGCAATACCTGAGCAAATGAGTGAAATCAATAAGTTAAAAACTGAAATGTCTTCAATGTTAGCAGAATTAAAATCTTTGAAATCAGAATTTGCTAAACAATCTGAAACTTCAAAATTGACTTTGTCAGCTATCAATAAAATCATTGAAACTCCAGTAACTGAGCCTATTGAAGCTAAAGTTGATTTTAGTTCTTTAAGCCCATACCAAAAACACAAGTTAGCTAAGTATGGCAAAGTATAAATTTAAAGATGGCTTTGAGTATGTGTTCAATGGTGGGCGCATTACAAACGAAGACTTATCAGATGACGTTGCAATACATTTGATTTCAAAGGGTCGTGTAAAATTAGAAGACTTTGATATTTCAGATGAAACAACCGAACAACAAGAAAAAAAACAAACAGAAAAAAAAATAAAAACAAAAACTAAAAACTAAAAATTATGGCAATATCTTACAGCATTGTGGACATTCGCGGAGTAGCCGCTAGTCCCGTTATTGAGGAAGTATTATTTGAAAACAAAACATTAGGCGAAGGTTACGTTACCTTTGAAGAAGAAGTTAAGAACGAAGTTGTTTTTACTGAAGGTGCTACAACTGCATCAATGCAAGCGTATACAAGTGGTGCGCCAACTTCAGCTGGTTCATTAGATTTATTTGACGTGTCTATCACTCCAACTAAATATTTATATTACCAAACTTTTGATCCTAACACTTTACGTCCATCTCGTTTCAAACGTGATATGAAACCGGGTGCATGGGAAACATTATCGAATGAATTTGAGCAAGTTGTAATTGGTGGTATGTACTCTAAAAAGATTGCTTATGATGCTGAATTTCAATTTTGGTCAGGTATCACTTCAGCTCAAAAAACAGCTATTGCGGCTTTAACTGCGGGAACTGCTAACAACCAAATCGGGGCTGACGAAAAAACAGTAGCTGCGGCTTTAACAGCTGGACAGTTTAATGGTGTTGTTGCATCAATGATGTACAACGCTTGGAACTCAACATCTACAGCGGGTGTAGGTACTCGTTTAAAAGTTGATGGTATCGCAATTACTTCAAGTAACATCGCACAAGAATACGCGCGTGTGTATGCTGCTATTCCTGCGACTGTATTAGCTAGCGGTTTAACTCCTTATATCTACGCTCCTAAGTCTCACATGCAATTGATTAACATTTATAATACAAATGCAACTTATAGAGATTTATTCAGCGTTGTTGGCGAAAAATATTTCTACAATGGAATTGAAATTAAATTTGTTCCTGTTCCTGAGAATGTTATCATTGCCGCTCCAAAAGAACATTTATTCTGGGTTACTGATTTAACATCTGATGTTAACAAGTTCGAAGTTAACAAAGTAGCGTTAAACCAAGATTTATTATTCGTGAAACACGTTGGAACAATTGCGGCTTATGTAGCTAACCAAGCGTTTAACGTTTTATATGTTGGTTCTTAATATTAACACAGGGAGGAGTTGAAAGCCCTCCCTTTTTACAAACATTTTTAAATATTATAATATATGGCATGTGCATTAACGCAAGGACATACACCGAAAGTTTGTAAAACTTCTGCGGGTGTTAAATCCTTTTTAATTACGGAATTTGCGAACGTAACATCATTAACTAGAACATCGGGTGTAATTACAACTATTACAGCGGCTGTTGGTACTGATTGGTTCCGTTACAAACAAAAATCAGAGGTTGCATCTTGGAAACAAACGGGTGCATCTGATGTTAAAACAGGGACAGTTGCTTACGACTTAGAGGCTAACATGGAATTGTTAGGATTAGATCAAGCGACACAAACTGAACTTGATTTGTTAATCAAAAATACAGTAGTTTTAATTGCTGAAATGACTGACGGAACGTTTTGGTTTTTAGGTGAAAACTACGGAATGGATTTAGTTTCAGACGGCTTGGAGTCAGGGGTTGCATTAGGCGACTTCATGGGTGACAAATTACAGTTTAAAGGTAGAGCGTTTACTCGTGTTGCATCGGTTAACTCAACAGTAATTAGTGGTTTAACTATAGCTTAATTGGTTAATTATTGATTTGTTTTAAAAGAGGTAGTCTTACGGCTACCTTTTTTATTTATCATTTATTTTATAAAATAATACTTAAGTAGTAATGATATTGATTAACAAAAATAGCGTGAATACTTGCATCCTGACGTTAAGCGAAAGAACTACGTTAACGAATGCGAAGTATTTATTTGAGTTTACAAACGATAGCACCAAACAAGTAAAGACATTTATTTGTGCCGATGTCTCAACTAATAAATTGAGATATAATGAATTTTTGATTGAAGAAAATACAACAGAAAATTTACTAATCGGTAAAGTATCTTTAACCATCGGTGACTGGAAATATAACATATACGAACAAACATCAACTACTAATTTAGTAGTGGCTAATAGTGGCGCATTGGTTGAGAATGGTAAGATAGAAGTGAAAGGAACATCAACTGATTTAGCAGAATTTACAAGCGAACAAACAACATATAAAGAGTTTAATGGCTAAAAATAAAACATCAATAGAAGTGCTTAATAGTAATTTGGCCTTTGTGCAATTTGGCGAAGAAAAAAGACCTGAATTGAAAAGGATTGGCAACATGACTATATTAAATACGGAAAGAAAAACGACTTTCCACAAGAGTTAATTAGATACTTTGAAGAACACGCAGAGCATGGAGCGATAGTAAATGCAAAGGCACGCTATTTATGGGGACGTGGATTAAAGGCAGTTAACGAAGAGCAAAACGAAATAGCTGACCAATTTCTAAGTAAAGCGAATCGTTTTGAAAGTTGGTATAAAATGGGACAAAAGATGTCGTTAGATTGTGAGTTATTCAATGCGTTTTATTTACAAGTCATTACCGACATTAACGGGAAGCCAGTTGAATACTATCACTTGCAATACGCTAACTGTCGATTAAGTGAATGTAAAACTAAATTATATTTTAGTGAAGACTGGACTAAACACAGCCCTGAATTTAGAATATTTAGTATCTATAAAAAAGGTAACGTAGGCACGTTCTTTACGGCATTCAGATACTATCAACCTGCAAAGAGTAGATTAGATGCTGTTTATACAAAGGTGCCTTACAACGGCTGTTTAAGCGAAATTAAATCAGACATTGATATTACTACATTTAACGAGTCATTTATTAGACGTGGTTTCAGTTCGTCAATGATGGTGACTTTCTTTAATGGTGAACAGCCACCTGAAGTAAAGAGAGCTATAAAAGAAAGGTTTGAGCAAACTTATACAGGGGTTGAGAATGCTGGTAGTGTGGTGTTGAACTTCGCTGATAAGAACGGACAAGCTGCGGCAATACAACCGATAAGCATAGATGAACTTGATAAGAAATTTGAGTTTACTTCAAAGCGTTTACAACAAAAGATTTTAGTATCTCATAACGTTACAAACCCTGAAATATTTGGAGTTAAGACAGAGGGTAGTGCTTTGGGTAATAGGGTATCTGTAAAAGAAAGCTATGAGTTATTCCTTAATACATACAGCAAGCCACGTCAAGAGCCGTTGTTAAGCTTTATGTCAGATGCTTGCTACTTAATGACTGGTGTTTATGTTGAATTTGATTTCGATCAGTTAGAGCCTATCGGTTACGATTTCTCAGCTGATCAAGATTTAACGCAAGATGAACGTAGAGCGATCAAAGGATTTGAGCCATTGAATGAAGTAAGCGAAGCGGAACAAATACAAGCATCGGTTAATAGTACATTGACAAACTTAACTGGCAGACAGTTTCAAGGGTTAATGAGAATCGTTAACAAGTATGATAAAGGCACGATTAACAAGCAATCAGCTATTGCTCTAATGGTTAATGGATTTGGATTGAGTAATGAAGATGCGTTAACTTTTTTAAATGAAAACGATGCCATTGATGAAAGCATAGTTAAAATGTCGAAACAAAATGAAGATGCTATATTAGCACGTTTCATGGAGTTGGCGACACCTGACGAAGACGGACACGAAGTTTTGTTTGAAGAGGAAGTTCACATACATTCATTAAAGGATGCTTTGAAATATGAATTAAAGGCTCATAAAATGTACTTTGAAGATGCATTGAGTATTAGTGTCACCGAATTAGATAGCGCAGTTCTAAGCGCAATTAAAGGCAATCCAACGTTAACACAGGAAGAGCTTGCAAGACTATTGAAAGTTGACATTAATAAAATCAAACAGTCAATTTTCAGATTGAAAGAAAAGGGGTTAATTGAAAAGAATGCAAAGGCTTATGATATTACTGACAAAGGGATTGAAAAAAAAAGTGAGCCGATAAAAACAACTGAGATAAAAACAGTTTATAAATACGCAGTAAGAACACCAACACCACCATTGAAAGGAAACTCAAGAAAATATTGTTCTGATTTAATGGATAAAAGTGTGGGTAACCATTGGACTTATGAGCAATTAGAAAAGATGGAAAATGAGTTTGGAATGAACGCATTTGATTATCGTGGGGGTTGGTGGACAAACGGAAACACTGGAGAAACAACACCATACTGCCGACATATATGGAAAGCTAAAACAATAAGAATAGACAAATAAGATGGATGCATTATTTATATCACAGCAATATTTAAAGGATAAGTCTTTAATAAATGATAACACCGACTGGGAGCTATTGCAACCGTCAATAATCATGATCCAAGATTTGTATTTACAACAAGTATTAGGGACTCCTTTATTCGAAGATTTACAGGATAAAATAACGGCAAACACGTTATCAGTAAATGAAACTAATTTGATTAAAAAGTATATTCAAAAGATGTTACATTGGTATATTTTAATGGAAGCGACAACCATATTAAAATACAGGTACACTAACAAAGGTGTTATGGTTAAGTCATCGGAAAATTCACAACCAATAAGCGAAAGCGAAATGAAAGTAGTTAAGGATGACTGGCGTTCTATTGGTGAGAGATACGCTGAATTATTAACTAAATATTTAATTAAATATTCTTCATTATTCCCACTTTATAATACTTATAATAGCGAAGGTATGAATAGGTCATTGACTAACTTATCAACGGGAATATTTATGAATGATGACTACATTATTCGTAAAGTTAATCCAAGTGATAACGATCAATTAACTGACTTCGGATGGACATATTAATTTATGAGCAAAGCAAACGAAAAGAAAATTATAGAAAAATTAAAGGTTTTAAAGCCTAATATATATGCTGACATTAAACCAAACGATAGAGATTTTAAAAAACTTTTCTTCCAAACACAAAAGCCTAAATAGTTTCTACTTTGGCGATAAATGGGAAGTTGGTGCAAGTAATCCGATACAATACCCTTTGTTATGGTGTTCTTTGACTTCATCGTCTATTACAAATAACGTAATAGAAAGAAAGTTTGTTATTGATATTAGTGATAAAGTAAACTTAGACGAAAGCAATGAAACGCACGTATTAAGCGATTGTGAGATGATAGCTTATGATTTGCTTAACTACTTAGAACAAATATCAGACGCTGGAGAAATAGGCATTAAGATACAACCAAATACTACATTGACTGATTACACTGAAGACAGAGACGACATGGTGTCGGGTTGGTTCTTTGAAGTATCAATAAGCTCACACGTTGGTAACTACTCTTGTAACTTACCGATTAATAGTGGTAATATCTTTGATGGTAATTATATCTATATCGATGGCGAATACAACGTTCAATGTGGTGACTTCGAGGTATTAATCAAAGATCAAAGCGGTAATACTTTGCAAACATTTACAACTAGCGGGACATATACAGTAGAGGTGTTACAAAACATCATTGATACCATAACATCAAACACATCAACAATCATTCAACCTTTAACATAATGGCAAACGTAAACATTCAATTAGGTTATAAAGATTCTGCGTGGTTTACAGCAAACGCTACATTAGTTTTGCTTGCTGGCCAAGTAGTTTATTTACAACAAACTGGACAATATAAAATTGGTAATGGAGTTACTCAACTTAGTGCATTAGCTTTTTTAGGAAGCTCAGTAATTGCAACGGAAACACAATTAGTTACGGCAACTGTTGTAAACAAAACAGGGGTTAATTTATTAGCTTCAAACTACCAAGCTGTTAAGGTTTCAACGGCTCAAGGTCAACGTTTAGCAGTTGACTTCGCTCAAGCTAACAATGACAATAATAGTGCTGATACTATTGGTTTAGTAAGAGAAAACATATCAAACAATCAAGAGGGTGACGTTGTAATTTTAGGGCAAATAGTTGAGGTAAATACAACGGGTTCTTTGCAAGGAGAAACGTGGGCGGATGGTGACGTTCTTTATTTGTCGCCAACTGTAGCTGGCAGAATAACTAACATTAAGCCTACAGGATTAACAGGGCATATTGTTGTAATAGGTTACATAGAATACTCTCACGCTATTCATGGTAAAATTTACACCAAAATTATGAATGGTTGGGAATTAGAAGAACTCCACAACGTAGCTGACGTAAGCTATACAACACCTATTAATGCTGATAGTGTATTGATTAAAGATAGTACGGCTTCATTATGGAAACCATTAACATGGGCTAATTTAAAGACGTTAATGTTCACGATTCCATCATTAGTTAGTCAGGCGGCTGGGGTTGCTATTACAGGTGTTCAATGGGTGTTAGGTTCTAAGCAATGGATAGGCGGTAATATTACTACTCAAAAAGAAATAGAGTTAACATCACCTAGCTATTCATTTACAACATCATCAACTATTACCAACGCTTATTCAATGTATGTAAATGCGCCTACAGCGTCAACAAATGCAACGATTACAAACAATTATGCCATCGGTGCAAATGGGAATTTATGGGTTTCTAATGGTATATTGGTAGGAAGCGCAAATTCAGCATTAACAGGCATTGGTCAGGTATATGCTAATAATGGATTTTATAGTAATGCTAATTCTTCGTTAGCTGGAATCGTTGGATATACTAATAACATAAGTATTTACTCTAAATTTTCTACAGGTTCAGTATTATTAGGTGTTAACGCGTCAACTGATATTTTAAAGATTGACACAAACGGGTTAACTATTACAGATACAAAGAACATTATATTAAATATAACTACAGGAACTAAATTTGGAACTGCAACGAATCAAAAATTATCATTCTGGAATGCTACTCCAATAGTTCAACCAACAAATACAATAACTTCATCAACCATTGTAACTGGTAGTGGTACATTATTAAGACAAGACGATACATTTGACGGTTATACAATAGCTCAAGTAGTTAAAGCTTTAAGAAATATAGGAATTTTACAATAAAAAAATATAACATGAATACACTAATTTACTTTAATGCACCCGATAAGCCTGAAAACATTGGCATTTCACAATTAACAAATGATTTACAATTATTCATTGATGAACGATTAAACATATTCGTTAATTATGCTATTGTTGGCAATCAAATTCAGTTCGATATAAACGAAGAACAAAGGGGTTATGCACTATTTTTTGACGTGCCAAATGATTTTCAAAATTAATATCAATTAACAAAAAAATTAATACTTAAAATAAACATTATGTTACAAGAAATAAATGATGCAATGGTTAACCGAATGGGTGGCTATGCGGGAAGTAAAACAGTTACGGGAACGGGTGTTCAAACAAGCTTAAATTTCTCACAATTTTATGTTCGTGAAGATACTGTAATTGGCACGTTAACAGGTACTGATAACCAAACAAGCGCAACATCAAATCTATTGACAACGTTGGGAATTTCAGCTGTTACATTGAAGGCTGGGGAGTTACATGTTGCACCTTATGGCACTCGAATAAGTGCAGTTACGTTAACAAGTGGTTCTATTATTTTATATTAATTTATGAGAATAGGTATAAGTATATGTACAGGAATAATTAGAAGGCCAATAATAGCTGTCGTAACTACTTGGAATGACAGTTTGACTTGGGTAGATAGTAATAATTGGACTGAATAAAAAATATATAAAATATGGCGGCAATATCAAGCATATCTAATGGCGAAGCATTATCATCCGTTAGAACTAAATTAAATAATGTAATAACGGAAATAAATTTATTAGACCCAACTGATTGGGTTGATTATTCAGCAACTTCAACTATTGTTGGGTGGAGTAGTTTCACAACAAAAATTTTAAAATATAGAGTTGTTGGTAAACAAGTTTTTATAATATATGACTTTGATGGTACAAGTAATAGTGCAACAACTACTTTTACTTTACCATATTCGGCAGTTAATAGTACGACGACTACAAGTTATGGTGTTGATAATGGAGCGGGAAATATAACAACGGCAATTTTAAGCGGTTCTACAGTTACTTTATATAGATGGACATCATTAACTGTTATAGTTGGTTCATTTACTACAAGCGGTAGTAAAAGAATTTTTGGACAGTTCAATTTTCAAATAGCTTAATTATGATTATATATACAGCAACACAAACAGAAACTAAAACATTAAAAATTAATAATGTTGAAAGTACACAATCAATTGTTTATATAAATGATATAATATTTGATGATGTTCAATTAGCAAGAGGAACAATTGAATATCCTAATTTAAGAGTATTAGAATTATCGTTAAATAGTGCGGACGTGGTATCTGCTCAATACAATAATTTAGTAACTTATACCATTTTGTAGAAATATGCTTAATACTGAAAATGCTATAAAATTAATTACTTTCGTTGCTGGTCTATCTTCAATGTACTATGCTATTAAAAGCGATATAAGAGAGATAAACACTGAAAAGCATTTTGAGATTGAGCATTTACAGTATCAAATCAATGAAATAAAACAGAATTGTTGCGACGATACAAGGCGCAAATCATTTGCTATTGACATAAAGCAACCTGAAGCGGTAAAGCCTAAAAATGACATAGAAGAAATGTTTTAATGACCGAACGACGTTACAACTATTTATTTAAAAAAATGGAATTATATTTAAAACGAGAAACATTTACTGAAGAATCAACCATTGGAAAACTCACTATTGATGGGCAATTTGAGTGCTTTATATTGGAAGATAAAGATAGAGGTCTAACAAGCACGATGACCATTCAAGAAATTACAGCTCGTAAAGTATTCGGTAAAACATGCATCCCTTATGGTCGTTATGAGATTGATTGGACTATGAGTGCAAGATTTAAAAAGATGATGCCTATATTGTTGAAAGTTAGCGGATATGAGGGGATCCGAATACATACCGGCAACTCCGAAAAAGACAGTTTGGGCTGTTTACTTCCGGGCCGAAAGAGAGCTAACAACATGGTTACTGAAAGTATGGCGGCGACTAACTTACTTTATTCAAAGATACAAACGGCTAAAAGCAGAGGGGAAAAAGTATTTATAACAATAGCAAAATGATTAAGAAATTATTAGCATCCTTAGATAACAGTAATTACGGCTACAGTTCAAGGAAACTTACTGCGTTTGTCATTGTATCACTTGTTGTTTTAGCGCACGTTAAATGGCTTAATTTGGGGGATTTAACGCAGTTAGGCGAAGTATTGATAATTGACTATACTTTCATTAGTGCTTTATTCGGAATGACAACCTATCAAAAAATAAAATCAAATGAGCCTAAATAAATATTTGTCAATCGGTTTGTTTGCTATCATTGCGTTTATACTATTATTCCAAACATGTGGTAAAGATGAAACGACAATGACTGAAAGAATAACTGACACGTTAATCGTGACTAAGCTCGTTAATATCAACAAGGATAGTTTGAAAATTGATAGCTTAATGAAAGTAAAACAACGTGTTAAAATAGTTTATAAACAGCGTACGGATAGCATCTATATTGCGGCTCCAGACACTTGTAAAACTTACATAACAATGTTGGTTAATAACTGCAACGAATATTTGAGCCTAAACGATAGCATTATTGAAAGCCAAATGTCATTGATTAATGAGCAAAAGGATTTGTATCGCATTCAACGTGATTTGATCAACAAACAAAACGATATGCTTTATTCTGATAGCTTGCATATTGTTAAGTTGAATAAAAAAATTAAAAGAAAAAATATAAGTATAGGGATAATTTCAGCCGTTGGGCTTGGTGCTTTGCTTAGATAATCGTATCTTTACGGTAATATCTACCATTTATTTACTTTTACTTGTGATTAAGACTACTCAAAAAGTAGTCTTTTTTTATTTACCTATTAATTTTATTGTGTTGATTTTCAATGACTTATATAATATTTGCATATATTTTTAAAATATTTTTTGTATATATAAAAAGTATGTATATATTTGTACTCAGATAACAACAAGTAAAAAATAAATAACATGGCAGACAGTAAAAATTACAGCTACAAAGCATCGGGAATAATTAAAATAGTATTCACAAAAAAAGGAAAATTTGTTGCAACTATTACAAATAGTAACCGATTGAAAGAATACCCTAAAATTAAATATGATATAATAGAAATAATATGAAGAAAGCAAAACTAATCCATCTAACACCAGAAACCATTGCCTATTGGTCTGACATTGCCAAAGCCAACGGATCTACATTCAAAGTATTTGTACAAATGTTATTAGAAGAAAGACCAAAACTAAAAAAATAGAAATTATGGAAAACGAATTAAACGACGAATTAAGCCCATTAGCAAAAAGAATATTAACCGATTTAACCTTTGTATTATGTGTACTAGTATTTTTCCTTTAAACTTTAATAACGAAGCTATCAAACGTTTTTGGCTAAATAAAAATGTTGAGAATCAAGTTAGATCAACTTTCAACGAAGAATTATTAAAACGTGTAATTGAAGCTAAACTAAAAAGAGATGAAAGACTACAAGATAATAGAGCCTAAAGATTTCTTCCCTATGTATCGGAGTCTATCAGTTGAGAGCCGTATATTATTTGAGAAAAAGATAAAACGTAAAGATAAATATATCTCAAGATACAACATATCTTTAGAACAATTTGACTATCTTAACGAGCTTTTAAAATTAGAAAATCCAAACACAATAGGCGAATCAGTTGAATTTGATTACTGGCAAATACAAAAATACTTTCAAGGATTAACGCAACTGATTAACAGCCCATTAGACTTTCAGATATTAAGGCAAAAAGAAAAAGATGCAATTATTCAAGAACATAGAAAAATTCACAAACAATTATTAAACTATAAAAATTAAAAAAAATGGAAACTAAACTAAACAGCGGAGCTATCTTCAAAAACACTAAAACTAAAGAAACTCAGCCTGACTACAAAGGAAAAGTAAACGTAAATGGCAAAGACATGGAAATATCTCTATGGGTTAAAGAATCGAAAACAGGTACTAAATACTTTAGCGCATCGTTTCAAGAGCCGTATGTGAAGCCAGTTAGCGCACAAGAGGTGGCGAATCAAAACAATACTCAAGATTTAATTGATAACGATTTGCCTTTTTAATTATGAATTATTAAAAGATTAAATAATTATTTGTAACTTTGCAATGTCGGGTGAGAGCGACAAATGTAAAACATTAAACATTAAAGCCTTTGGTTAGACTCTCTCACATCTAATCAAGGGCTTTTTTCTTTAACATTATGGAAATAAACACAGATTATTTAAGAGGACTTGTAGACACCACGATTGAGTTCTATGAGCTAACAAACGGACGCATACCAGCGGACAAACAGATGACAGTAAGATATGAGATATTTACAGGCAGTCATTACGTTGTAGGTTGTAAGATTATTTTTACTTACAAAACAACTGTATCAAGCAAATGGGACATTGATAGTGAGCTTGAAGAAAACTGGATCAAGATTTACGAAAAAGATACCATTAGCGGAGTAGTTAGCGACATCACAGACATTTTGAGCGATATTCATTTAAAAACAATTAATTATTTATAACATGGAAAAAACATTAAATATATACCAAAAATTACTAACCATTCAGCAAAAAATTAGTGGATTAGGAAAAGATAAAAAAGGAAATAATTTTGAGTATGTTACTGGCAATAAAATATTAGAACATATTAAACCACTCATGAACGAATTAGGTTTAATTTTAAAGCCTGAAATACTATCAATAGATAATGTTCGTCATGATTACCAAACTCGAAATGGGAGTAAATCTGAAATAAATTCAAAAGTAATGATGAAATTTACTTGGATAGATACTGCAACTGGAGAACGTGATGAAAATTTATTTGGTGCAAATGGTCAAAACGATTGGGATAAGGGTGTAGGCTCTGCATTAACTTATGGTGAAAGATATTTTTTATTAAAATACTTTCATATCGCTACAGATGAAGATGACATTGATAATCCTGATTTAAAGAAATCTGCGCCAATTACACTATCCGAACAAATCGAAACTGCAAAGGCTAAAATTATAACAGCTTCAAGTATAGAAGATTTAACGGACAAATGGAATAAGCTTACAAAGGTAGAACAGACATTTATGCCGGTTGTTTTATTAGCAAAAGAATTAAAATCTAAACTTAAGTAATTATGATGGAAGATAAAATAAAAGAACTTATCGAAATAGCTAATAAACAATATGCTGAAATTGATAAAATGGACATAAACGCTCATACAATAGGCTATGCCATGGGTGTTATAAAATTTATTAAACAAGAATTAGAAACAATCACAAACAAATAGAAATCATGGAAAAATCAATATATCAAATAGAAAACGAATACCAACTATTGATTAATCAGATCATTGAAGCTGAAGGAGAAATAACTCCTCAACAAGAACTAAATTTACAAATTGCAAAAGAACAACTGCAAAACAAAGGAGTTAACTATGCCTATGTAATTAGAAAATTAGACTTTGAGAGCGATGTTATTGATGCAGAGATAAAAAGGTTAAGCCAATTAAAGAAAGTGCGTCAAAACTTAGCGGAACGATTAAAAGCTAATATTACTCACGCTATGCATACTTTTGAAGTTGATAAGATAGAAAGTCCGTTAATTAAATTATCGTTCAGAAAGTCTCAATCGGTTGAGGTGGATGACGTGAATAGTTTGCCAAGTGAATATAAAGTTGTGAAAGTAACTGAGCAAGCTGATAAGATGAAAATTAAACAAGCGTTGCAGAATGGCGAACAAATACAAGGGTGTTCAATAATTACTAATACTAACTTACAGATAAAATAAAATAAGTTAAAATAGGTGGTTGCAAATATATTTACAGCCATAGCGAAAATACATACATATTAATGTACGACCCATCGGATGACTGGACTGAAAATTATAAAGGTCAGGTTGCTTATAAAATAGTTGACAACGGCGATGGTTTAGAAATAACCCAAAACAAAAAAAACTTTCTCGATTATGGGGAAGCCGCTGAATTAAAATATTTACTATCTAAAATTAAATAACATGTTAATTAACGACCATTTTCAAAACTTTAAAGTTTATCAAATTCCAAAAGCGCAATTAATTATTGCAGACATTCCTTATAATTTAGGTAATAATGCCTATGCCTCAAATCCATCTTGGTATGAAGGGGGCGACAATAAAAATGGCGAAAGCGCATTGGCTGGCAAAGAATTTTTTGATACAGATAAAGATTTTAGACCGGCAGAGTTTATGCATTTCTGTAGCACTATGCTAAAAAAAGAGCCTAAAGAAAAAGGAAAAGCACCATGCATGATAGTGTTCTGTGAGTTTGAACAACAATTTCAATTAATCCAATTAGGTAAAAAATATGGATTACCAAACTATATTAATTTAGTGTTTAGGAAAAATTTTTCAGCACAAGTCTTAAAAGCCAATATGAAAGTAGTCGGTAATTGTGAATATGCTATTTTATTTTATCGTGAAAAATTACCAAAATTTAATAATAATGGAAAAATGATTTTTAATTGTTTTGACTGGATAAAAGATACAGATAATGAAAAATTGCACCCAACACAAAAACCAGTTAAATTATTAGAAAAATTAATTAAAATTTTTACCGATGAAGGCGATATAATAATAGATCCATGCGCTGGTAGTGGCTCAACATTAATAGCTGCTGAAAATACAAATAGAAAATCTTATGGATTTGAAATAAAAAAAGATTTTTATAAAAAAGCAAATGCATGGGTTTTGAAAAATAAAATAATTAAACAAGAGTTAAAAGAATTAGGATTTGCAAAATCAGAAATAAATAAAATTAATCTATCATTATTTGAATAACATGGAATACAAACACTATAACAACGAGCAAGGAAGCCTTTATAAATTTGCTGAACATCACGAACTTAATGCATGGGAGTTCGATTGCATTAAAAGATTAGTAAGATGCCGTAAAAAAGGCCAATGGCTATCTGACATTGATAAAACCATTAAGGTATTACAGATATACAAGGAAGAAATGAAACATTTAAACGACGTATTATGAAACGCTGTTTCACTTGCAAACGATTAAAACCATTAATTTGGTTTAAAATTAATAAACGAAAGTATCAGTTAAAAAGTGATAAAGGTAGGGCGGTTGATTGCAGACTATGTAACGTTAAACGGCTACTTAAACAGAATGGCGAAGTACTTAAATACAATTATGTAACTAATAAATACGATGCTATTACAATAAAAATTAATTTAATAAAAATTATAAAATACTATTTATGAATATAGAGAAAACACACCGGGCCTTATTAATGTACGTTGGCATAGCCAAAACATTAAACGATGAAACATGTAGATTCATCAACACGTTTAAGCATGAGAACAAACGTAGATTCAACAATTTAGTAATTGATTTAAACGCATTTCAAAGCACTGTAAGAAACCAAATGAACATGGAGGGAATAGATGCTGCGGAACGTTTACAGGATTATCAGCATAGCATTATACAGGAACTTATCGAGGAAGACAACTTTGAAGACATTGAAACATTCTTAGCATTTTGCAAGGTACTTCCTGAGATCTATACTAAGTATCTTAAACCTTACAAGCATTCAGCAAAGGATTATTTTACTTCATTAAATAATAGTTGTAACATCTTCCGTAACACGATGGCTATTGATAAAGCTAACTTATTGGAATGCGATGAGTATGTGAATGGGTTTGTTTTGAGTTTGATTGAAAATAATGAGTGGGAAAAGCCATAACGCTTAACGCATTAAAGTAGCCTTATATACTATATTATAAAAAAAATAAAAAATGATTTTAAAAGTTAAAAAAATGCTAAGTCAAAGCGTTAATGCGTTGTAACCCTTATAAACACTACAAAACAATGCGTTGTATAAAGCGTTATAAAGCGTTATAAAGCGTT